ATATCAAACTTCACAAATTTGGCTCACTCGTTTGCGAGAAACTGCTGTACTTCTCGCCGAAGAGTACGACGGCTTCATCCCCGCCACCATCCATGACTGGCTCTCGCACGCGAACTACACTCAAGAACGCAAGGAAGAGCTTGAGAAGATTTACTATGAGCAGGGCGGGAACCATCCGCTGTACCGCATCGCCCGTCGAGTTAAAGGATTTATCAAACTCGAATACTACAACGCCATCAAGTACGCCCGATGGATTAATTCACGAGTCGATGCCTTTAAGGCCTGGGTTGGACCATACTTCTATAGTGCCGAGCGAGCCGTCTACGACCAACCTATTCGGTCCAACAATTCAGCCAGTCCGTTCATCAAGCATACCCCCGTACCTAGTCGACCTGCTCGACTCACATCTCTAGATGAACATATATTTTGGAAAAAGATCGCCACCGATTGGACTTCGATGGAGAAGCACTGGAAGCGCGATCTTATGTTGGCCATTGAATGGCCGTTGTACGATAAGTTGTTTGTATTATTAAGTGACGCCGAAAAGGCGTTCATCAAGACCACTCTAACTGGCAAAAATCTCATCATTGGGCCAGCTGGAGATGTATTCTTAGTTGACGCCACTCGCATGAGTGGGGAAATGAACACGTCCCTTGGGAATGGTTGGTGTAATTATGTAGTTATATATGACATAGTCCGTCGTAAAGGAGGTGAAATCTTCGGGTACGTCGAAGGAGACGATGGCATTTTTGCCAGCTCTGTACCAGTCACCACCGAGGACTACGCCGAACGGGGGTTTGATGTCAAGGTTCTCGAACATGAGAGCTGCTCAACTGCGTCGTTCTGTGGCATAATTGCATCACCTGATGGTACTTTATTGAAGGACCCGTACCGGGTGTTGACTGGATTTGGTTGGACCTCATCCTTCATACACGCCGGTGTCCACATCATGTGGGAGTTGCTGCTTGCGAAGGCACTCTCACTGAAATTTGAAGCCGGCCAGTGCCCGATTTTGGGGCATTTGGCTGATTACGTCATCTCTACCGCCTCGGGCTTTAACCCACGCTTCGTCCCAGATGGCTTTCACTCCGCTGTTGACCCCAAGTTGGTAATGGCGCTCCCGAAGTCGGCCCCGAGTGAGGCCGCCCGCACGGCATTTGAAAACGCATTCGGAATCCCCAGGAACACTCAACTTTTGGTTGAGAGGATGATTGCGTGCGGGGACATTTTTAACATCGGTTGTGTTCTCCCGCCGATGTTGGACCCCACAACATCCCCACGTATCAATACAGATATGTTGTGGTACGAGTCCGCTTATATCGAGCTGCGGACTTGATTGTTGGGCATGAGGCTTCCGCCGGGGCACGACACACCCCCCCATCAGAGTCCAGTTCCAGTAGAT